CTAACTCGTTGCGTTGGAACGCTGAGCGGGTTTCTCCACCGATTTCATAGGCAGCTTCTGTAGATAGATCGAAGTTGAGTCCACCTGATGTTCTTCCAGTGAAGGTAGAGAGGTCAGCGTAGAACAATCCTTGGTTAATAGTGACACTTGTACCTTCAATGACGAAAGCCTTTGTTTCACTCAATCCAAGTGATGGCATCAAGTCATCTGGTACAACGATGTATGGTTTACCAAGGAAAGCAGCTTGATCTCCTGTAGTGAAGATAGTAGATAAAGGACCTGAGATACCGGCACCCATAATCTTCTCAACAAATGTCCAATAGGTTGTATTGTTGAAGATAAAAGCTCCATTTGGCACTCTTTCAACAACAAGTTTAAGAGCAGCAATGATTGATTTCAAGGAAGCAAGATCGGTTGCAACATCAAACTCTGCACTGTTTCCAGTTTCATTGACGGCCTGTTGCATACGAGCAATAACGAGTTGAGCTTTCTTTTTGTCGAAGTCATTTCTATATCCAGCAGCTACATCACCCAATAGGTCAACAGCTAAGAAACGAGTGGCAGCATTACAAACTGGGGTAACAGCAGCAAGTTCGTGAAGATTAGAGGTTTCGATACTTGCACCGTATTCAGAGATAGGTTTAAGGTTTCCATCAGCACCATCATCACACATTTCAACTTCTTGCATGTCAATGTCACCACTTCTCTTGAGATATGCCATCTGCAAACTCAAAGTGTCTCTGAAAGTTACTCTTGACAAGAGAGGTGAGTAATCTGATCTAACACCCTCAATATCGGTTAATAGTTCAGGAGAGATAACGAAGTTTCCGAAATCTGACAAGGTAATTTGGTTAGATACTTTACCAGCTTTTTGTAGTTCTTCAAGATTGAACTTGTTAATCGTTTCAAGTTTCTTACCAGCCTCAGAACTTCCACCCTTAAGACTATCCCAAGCATAATTAATCTGTAAAGCATGTCTTTCTTTATATCCCATCTCAGCCAATTCACCCTCAGCCTTAGCAACATTCATTTTCTTGAAAACTGGTTCTTGAGCAGAATTGTCAAAAACTTTAGTTTCAAGATCATTGATCTTAGTCATTAATGGAGTAATAGCATTTTTAACAGCATCAGCAACAGATTCCTCTTTCTTTTCCTCTTTGACTTCTTCTTTGGGAGCTTCTGCACTATCAATTTGACCTTTTACTTCCTCAGCTTGATCTTCTGAAACATCAACTGTAGCATCAGGAGCAAGTACGGTTTCAACTTCATCACCAGCAGAATTTTTGTAAGAAACTTTGACGGCAAATTTTTGAGAGTTTTTTATGGTTATGAACTTCATATATGTATCATTATTAATGATTGCAGTATTGTTGTCAAGGGGTGCATCACAAATGCTTTCTAGCTCGGTTGTATCAAGTCCCAATTCCTTTGCTTTTGCAATTGAGTTAAATGCTACCTCGTTAATTGTTGCCTTTTCATTGTTTCCAACAACAACCATCGAAAGACCGACAAGTTTAGAGTTTTTGTAGATACCATCTTCATCTGGCCAAGGACCAAGTGTTTCAATAGAAAAATCAATTGCGTATTTTCCAAGTAACATATCCTTGGCAAATTGAGCAAAAGCATTTATTTTATTAGCGAAGTCAATACCGTCAATGGTTACTTTGTTTCCTGTTTTCTTTAAACCAATAACCTTACCAATAATTTTCTCAAGTGAGCTGTCATGGTCACCTGTAATTATTCCCTTGAAACTATCAATATCCATAGATGGAATGTCATACTGAGTACCATTTAATTGAGTTTCACCATTAGTAATGGGAAGTGGTTTACCAAACAAAACAATATTATCGTCCTTTTCTATTAAACTAATACCGTTTGTTTCGACTTTAATTTTGGTTGAGTTCTTGGTTGTTTTCATATTTTTTATTTTTTCTCTTTTTTTTACCCACCTTTACTTCATGTACTGGAATTACATCATTATGAATAGGGAAACTGTTATCTTCAAAATTACTTTCCGGCATAACCGACTGTGGTTCTTCCAAATCTCTTAGTCTGTCCATTGCCTCTTGCTGTTCATTACTTGGCACATAATAAGGGTTATTCTTTAGTTTGTCTGACATAATACTATTCATAATTTTATTATATACGTTTTTTATTTTTTTACTATTTTCGTCTTAGATTTCAATTCTTCGTTATCTTTTTTGATTTCCTTAATTAAGTTTTCCTCTACTGAATTTTTAGACTTTTCAATAATCAACTCATAACTACATTGACAATTTGGATGTAAGTTACCTGCCTCTGCAGTTTCAAAATCTACATCATAAACTTCTTTTCCAGCCTTTACACTAGAGCCAATGTTTCTAAAACTCTTGTTAAATGGTATAGCTGGCTCTGCTGCTAACGCTTCACAAAACGCACATGGATTGCCGGATCGTGTCACCCATTTCTTATATGCTACCAATTCATTTTGGCCAACAAATTGTTTATCGGCTTCAAACTGTGCTCTAGTAAAAGCTCTGTTAGTCTCGGTTCTAGCAATAGTCTTGGCTCTAAGCTCAGTCATTTGATAGGTAAACTCTGCTTTTAGTTTGGACTCTATCTGCGGCACTGACAAACCCTCCAAAGCAGCTTTCTGTGCAAATCCTAATATATCTCCAGAAACTGTTGTCACATGACTTTCTGCAACCTTTTTGGCTGTCTGTTTAATATACGACTTAACATCGGTATTCAATGCAAACGATCCAATAAGCGAATACTTAGTAACCCTGTCATTGACAGTCTCGTTACCAATGATATTCATAATAATTCCATAAAATCCGGTCAAAACTAGAATCAAATCATTAATTGTGCTTTTCTTTTCAGTCTCAGTTATCAACTCTCCCTCTAAGGTCTGCTCGTTCTTAATTTTTGATGGAAGTCTTTTAATAGCATTAAGTAAAAGCTGGCTATCGATATTTATAATCGAATTTTGGAGTGATGATTGTTGCTGTTGAATAAGCCCATTGCCTACCTCATTAAATCTTTTTTCTTCTTCCTGACAATGTTTACAAATGCTATTTTCTGTTTCATCTTTTTTTTTAGCATCAGGTGGAATTATTGGATCAGACTTTTCCAAGTCTAACGCTTCAATGCCTACATCACCATTTACATAAGCCACCGCAATATCCTTTTTAATTCCTTTATTTATCAATGTTTGGTACAGTTCTAACTCGTTTGTGTCCCTTTCGATCTCTTTTATTTCTGCATCGATATCAACTTCAAGCGGATTGTCGACTATAATTTCTGCATCAGTGTCACCAGTGGTATTTTGGTAATCAAGATTAAGGGCATCAATAATAAGTTGAATGCGTGGCAAAATTTGGTTTTCCATTATTAATTCCTTTTGAGTTCTTGAAGTCTCACGAGTTACACCAGATTGTTCAATACCCATGATTGTTTTGGAAACACCAGAAACAGCAAAAAGCGAGTCTCGATTAATCTCGTTGACATCAGCCAAGGCAGCCTTTGAAAGTTCAGTCTGCATTCCTTCCCATTTAATTGCTCCAGCTCCATTGCCAAAAATAGGTTCACCTTTGGTATGTTTTTTAACCCTATCAACAAATTTCTTAAAATCTTCTTCTTCTAAAGCAACGTCTGTAGACAAAATACCAGCAGCGTTAATATTTCCTCTTAAAGCATTTCTCGTATAATCTCCAGCCGTTTTTAATGTAAATTGGGCTTCTTTGGCTGCATCCGTCATCGACATTGGATCATCAGGACTAAAAGGATTAAGTTCTCTCATTTCGATAATCATTTCTTTGGGGATTTCTCTTACAAAACCTTTTCTAGTCTCAATATAACCAGCAACCTCAAGACTATCCTTACTCATAATTCTTTTTACATTGTATGGATTAAGTAGTTTAAATTGCTGAATTTTACCAATTCTATTATCACCAATAGCCCTAACTGCCATCAAAAAATAAACACCTTCCAAATCCAAAAAGGTAGAGATATCATTCCAAAATTGATAATTACTGAAAGATTTTGACTTGTCAATGACATCTAAGTATGGATGAGTAAACTCCTTCTTTTTCGATTCTGTTTTGACATAGTTAAGGGCAGTTTTAGCAACCATATTAGATCTAATCTTAATCGCAGCATATCCATATCCAGTGTAGTGATCCTTATCACTCATCATCACCTCTGTCCAATCAGGAAGCATTGGAGTGCCTCTTGAACCATATTTAAGAAACAAACTAGGGAGAGACATTGAATTACTGATCTTTAGAAACTTTGCTATATTCGATTTTATGACTTTTCCAATATTCATATATATTATTCTAGCATTTTAACCACCATAAACATCATCTCCAATTGCAAATGATGGTTTTTTCTTTGGACCACCATAATAAGTGTAGACTGGATAACGGACTGAGTCTACAAAGTCATCTCTTAGTTTAACTGGTTCATCAAGTACCTGTTCACCCTTAGTTTTCCAAGAGTATGTTTGTACTTCCTTAATACCATTGGTCGATCTTTTTGTTAAATAAAATTTTCTTGCTTTAATAAAATCAATACCATTTTTAACGCTTTGAGCATCTTTTAAGGCAGGAACAATATTGTATCCAGCATTTTTAATAGCCATTATTCTCGCTGGGTCTTCTGAGTCTGCGTAAATCTTTTTAGTCTTTGATATTTTTTTCTCATTCATTTTGGCAATCAAATCATCATTAGTTAAATGACTTTCGTAAATGACTTCATCAGCATAAATATCATCATCTTTCAAAACAATATCTGTAAGTGAAGTCGGATGGTTAAAACCAAAGTCCAAGCCCATCATTGACTCTCCTTCTGGTAATTTATCAATTAAAAAATACTTGGTATAAATACGAACTGACGAAACACCTACTTGGCCAAGACCATAAATATTCCAATAGTTCTCATCTATTTCCTTAAACCTTTCAATTTCTTTTATGACTGCATCTGGTAAAAATGGATTATCTTTGTAGGTAGAGATAATCAATTCAACATCATCTCTTGTTAAAACATCACTATAAATCCAATGAAACTCATCTGATGGGTTGAAGTCGATATAAACACGTTTATTAGTACGCATATTTAACTGTCTAAATGCTTCAAGACTTAATTCGTTACCTTCATTTATCCATAAATAATCTCTACGTCTTGAACGTACTTTCTGTGGTTCATCTAGTCCAAAAAATTCTATTTCGTTTCCGTGAAGATAATAAACATTATTTGTTTTATCATGATGTTTTTCTTCATAAATTCCCGTGTCTCTTAATATTCCTAAAAAATCTCTCATGGCAGTTGCACGTAAAGAAGGCATATTTTTGCGAACTACTGAAAATGTACAACCAGTAACCTCTAATGCCAAAACAACAAATAATTGAGCCAATGAATACGTTTTGCTTGACCCTGTACCACCCTGATTAATTACAATACGTTTGGTCGATTGATAGTTTCTTTTAAAAACATTAGTCGCCTTTAGTTCAAGTTGTTTCATTTTTTTCCACGATCTCAACTTTAACAGAAGATATTAAGTTACCAGACAAATCTATTCTCTCTGTTAATATACCTTTCATTTTTCCAGCAATTTCTAAGGCTTTATTTCTCGAAGCATAATCACCGTGAATAATTCCATTTTTACCATAAAGTTTTGTCGCTCTTAAATTTTCTTGAAGCACTATTAATAGATATTCATTAGATAAACCCATCTCATCCATTAATTTATTTATTGGTAACTCAAGTTTTCTCAAGTTCTCAGAACCTATACTTTCAGCAACGTGTTCATCCGTTGTATCGTATACTTCCATCGCTGCTGCACTGGCATTGCCAGTCTTCAAATACAATGCTAACCATCTTCTCTGTTTTAGTGTTAGCTTTTTCTTTTTCTTAATTTCTTCCTTCTCAGTTATTTCTTTTTTTTCGGTTTGTAATTCGTCTTCCATATCTCTACTATAGCAAAAATTAATATTAATATATATCCCCTACCCTACTGCTTACTTATCCTATATTTATTTACTAGGCACGATTTTGACTGTAATATGGGTGGGGGAGTGGTTTTGGGGGAGTGCTAGTTTAGTATCTTATTCGTATATCAGTGAAACATGAATGATATATGTATGATACAGTCTCTTATTAACGCACAATTAACGCATCTCTTTTTTTCGCCTTTTCTTCCCGAATTGCACGCAATTTACAAGTAGGACACCAACCTTCTTCAAAGTACCTAGTACCACAAACTTTACAAACTACTTTTTTAGGATGATTACACATATCTCTATCATAACAAAAAGCCACCAATCGTTCTGGTGGCTTAATGTGGCTCTGGACTTTGCAAGTTCGTGTCCCAAATTTATTATATAACAAATAGCCACCCTATGCTATGTAATAGAATGGCTATTGTTCACCCTCCAGGCCTTGTCCAGTGCAGCACCAAGTAGCCTTTAAGCTACTAATTAATTATATCTCAAGATTTTTATTTTTAAATATCAGTCCTGAGACTTTAAAATAATCGTGAGCTAATTCTCTATATTTTAAACTTTCTTCCTCCATATACTCAAAACCGTTACTTTCCATTATTCTTATCCAATACAAAGGCTCTCTTTCG